GTTTTGTTTCAGGTAATTCCTCCTCTTCATTCTCTTCAATCTCCTCATCTTCTTCAACAGATAATTCTTCATCTTTCTCTTCTTTATCCTCTTTATCTGTATCTTCATCTTCTTTATCTTTACTATCATCTAGATTATCATCTGTAGAATGATCATTAAGGAGATCATAATCTGATTTGTCTTCATCTAGCTTATCAGCACCGATATCAATAGTTGGAACATCAGCCATTATATACTCCTAAATTAGTTACTTAATTTTTCTAAAAAACTCAGACCAATACTTCTTTAAGAATTCGTTATCTGCATTGAAAGCCTTCTCGATTGAAGCGCAAATTTTATCTATTGTAGTCATATTTAATTCCATTAGTATGCAAAACAACTAACTCTTATTTTATCACCAGCAGTCCAAGCACCTGTAACTCCAGCCGTAGTATAATTAGTTAATGTTGCTGTCGTAGTAGAACTAGCAGTTTGTTTTGTAACGAATGCCGTCGCTGTTTCCGTAGTTATATCTGTTGCAAAGCAATTCCATCCTGTTATTGCAGTTGGAAGTCCTATTACTCCAGAACTAGCAACTCCACCAGATCCTACAGTTATTTCAAATGCTACAGTTCCATTACTTCCTGAAACTGATGGTGTTGTTCCAAATCCACTTGAGATTGTAGGTGATGATCCATCGTAAAACATTACTCCTTTATTTGTTAGACCTCCAACATTAAGACTTGTCCAACCTGCATCGTCAGCAGTTACTAAATTTAATGAATTACCACTACGTTTTAATGCAGGAAATGAAGCAGTAGTTCCACCAAATTGAAACATTGGAGTAGTTCCACTTAATGTTAATTTACCTGCTGCATTTCTAGTTAAAGTAGTATCAGCAGCCGCACCATTAGCATCAGCAGTAGATGCCCAACCTAATGAATAAGCACTACCAAATTGTAATCCAGCAGAACTATTAAAGTATGCTCTTATAACACTACCATTAGCAATTCCAAGAGTATTTGCAGATGGTCTAAATATTCCAATATCAGTCCAAAGCAAACTAGGATTAGCAGCAGTTCCATCAGGTAAAGTTAATTGTCCAGAGGTAATATTAAGACCACTAACTGAACTAATAGATTGACTATTAATAAATCCTCTAGTAACAATTAGAGTTCCAGTTGTGAGACTACCACCAGTCCTAGATACTTGACTAATTCTAACATATTTAACAGCTGTAAATCCAAAATTCTTAATACCACCTGCTGCTGTAGTTTGAGTATCTAATGTAAAGAATGTAGAATTATCTAAGGATCCTTCTAGTATAGCACTTAATGCACTTCCATCAGCTACAACACTCCATGTTATAATAGCAGCATAAGTAGTTGGAAGATTATATACAGTTCCAGTTACAGCTCCAGTGCTACTAGTGCTTAGAGATGTTTCAGTAATACCATAGTTAATCTGAACTTGAGCTTCTACATTATTACTAACTAGTAGTATTCCAATTAGTATTATATTCCTAAGATTCATTATTGTTGTCCTTGCTGTGGAACTGGAGGATTATTCATCATCATAGATTGCATCATTTCGGCTTGTTGCATCATTTGATGTGCTTCCATATGTAACACAACATTCATATATTTACCAGGTTTTTGATCTTTAAAATATTGACCCACTTCACTATTTAACCAATGCTTACATGTTTGGATGTGAGCTTCATGATCATCAACTTTTTCTTCGGGTTGTAATGTAGTCTGAGGTTGCATTTGCTGTGCTATCTTAGGATCTACATCAGGAGGAATTTGAGGTTGAATAGCATCCTGTTGAATTAGAATAGATATTTCAGCTAGTTGTTTACGACGATCTTGATCTCCTGGTATTGTGAGACTAGTTAATCCTAGAATAGTAGCTATTTCAGTTCTATTGTTAGGATCAGATATTACAGCTTCAAGCATTGGATTTTGCATTCCAATTAGTTGCATTAAAATTTCGCGCTGTTGAGCCCAGGACGTAGGAAATTGTTCAGAACCTTCAGGAAATACATCACCAATATTACCTTCTAGTTCACTCTTCCTAATCCAAATATTAATGAAATCATTATCTCCAGTTTCCTGAACATAATATTCATCTTCCTTTATATTAGCTATATATCCTTCAGCGGAGTTTTTCATAACCTCAGCCCAAAGAAAATTTATGATAGTCCAAGTCGTCGAAAGTCTCTGTAAGGCTTGTTGCCGTGACATAGAATATTCAGCAGCAGTATCACCAAAATTGGGACCACCATAAATCGATGGATAATCTCCAGATACGAATTGTCCTGCCGCATCAATTCTACTCTCAAGTCTTCCAGCTTCATCAGTTAATGTTGACTGTTTATTATTATAAAAGCTTTTAGATATATCCCCACCTGGTAAAGCTGCTTTAATTGGAAAAACCATACCAGGACCGCCACGCTGCATTTTATAAGAGTCTAGATCTAATACTTCAGGATCTACAAATGTTTCAGGTATTCCATACTCTATACTTTCAACACTTAGATTAACTACCATGTTCTTAATATCCTGAACAGGTATTAAACTAAGTCCTACAGGATCTGATTGGATGAATCGATCACAAGGATTAAAGCTAAGAGTCCAAGATTTATCTAGATTCTCTTTGTGGGATTCTGCATAAGTATCATTAACAGCATGTAAACATACTCCATTTGGGAAGATCGCCTTCAGCTCTTTCACTATTGAGTCATTATGAGGATTACCTTGTTTAGAGTATGAATTAAACATCCAAGGTCGCATCCATACTTGCCTTACAGTTACATTCATCCTATTATAAGCATCCTGAACTGTATTAGGCATTCTAGCTTGAACGCTTACATCTTCAGCTAGAGGACCAGTTCTCATTTTATCAGCTATATTAGGATACATTTCCTGAGCTTTAGGATAATTTTGCTCAGAGTCAAATACTAAAATACCTACAGATTTTTGATCATATGCGTAACTGGAGATCTTTATATTTAATGGACCATAAGCTGCAAGTTTTTGTCTACATTTAGGTTTAGTTTCATATCCTTTAATATATTGTTCATCTCTAACTTCATCTTCCTGAGTAGGAGTTACTTCATTCTCACATGTAGGGCATACTACTGGAGTATTATCAGTAAACTTAATAGGGCCATCAAGATTAGGACCATGTTCTGAAAGAGTTTCACCACAATTCGAGCATAGTAACTTAGAATAATTAGCTTTTTGAGTATCGTATTTAGGAATCTGTCGAGTTCCATAATCTTCAGACTCATGAGAATAATTATGAACTGCTACCATTCCTTGATTGAATAAGATATAAATCATTCGCATCAATAGTAATTTAGCCTTATTCTGACGTTCTATCATCTTAGCTAACTTACTATATGCTTTGGATGTTGATACATCAACTGGATTATCAGCATCTTCTGGAAAGAATCTAATAGATGGAGTTCCTACTGATAATGCAGCAACAATAGATTCTCCATGTGCTCGATAAATGTTTATGATTTTAAGTTCTGTATCAGAGATATCTGAATCAGGAAATTGAAGTCTAAAATAATCAGGAGTTTTCCAATCGTCAGCAGAAGCTGACCAATAAATATTTTGAACGTGATGCCAATAGTTTTCACACTTCTTCCAAAGTCGTATTCCATAATTACGATTAGGTTCTTCTAGAATATCAAAATCCTTAAGAATATCTATTAGAGCCTTCTGAAGATCTTCCCTACCCTCTAAAGGATCTTTATATTCTTCATCATTTCGTTCTTCTTGGGAATCCCCAGATTTTGAAATCTTAGGATCTTCTGTAGATACTTTATTCACTATCTTAGTCCCTTAATTTTCTTTAAATCTTCCTCTGGTTCTGGAGGTGGAATTTCAAATACTCCTTGCTTCTTATCCTTTGATATTACTTCAAATACTTTTCTCATATTAGGATCATTCATAATACTATCAAATCTATCCTCTTGACCAGTTTCTCTTAATCTTTGAATTATTTTATCAATTGATAGAAGATTACTAGCATAATCTCCTTGAGTATCTCTCTTAAGTGGAGGATCTCTAGGGATTAATTCACTAGTTTTAGGAACTATTAAAGGACGTCGCCCATCAGGGCTTAATCCTTTAACTTTAGAACTCTGAGGCATAACTATTTCTTAGAATATCCACCCTTGGGCTTATACATAAATTCATGAGCTTTTTCTGGACTCAATCCTTTAACTTTCTTTTTACCAGTAGCTACTAGTGCCATAAACTTTCTTTGCTTATCACTTTGGGCTGGCATTTTCTAACTTTCAGCTTCTACAACATTACCTTCTTGAGCAATTAATTCATCACGTCGTTTAATTTCACGTTCCCAATAATTCTTTCTATCAATAGCTTCCATTTGAGCTAGTGCTTTAGCAGGATTAGATTTTCCTACTGATTTATAATCCTTTTCGACTTTAGGTTGTATAATTTCTCTAATTCTAGTCTCTCCTTTAAGGAGTTCTGAGATTTGATTATCTCTACGCTGTAATTCCGATTCGAGATAGTGTATGCGTTCCCTGAGTAGAGATTTAGTTTCAAGATAATACCAGAATTCAATCTTCTTTGGATTCTTAATTTTAGTATATTCATTCTCTTTACTAGTATCAAGCTGATTTAGAATAGTATCGTCGTGATCGTCTAATATTACGTCGTACTCCTTCTCTATTACTTGAGGATCTAGCTTCAATGTATTCCAATTGCCTATAGAATTTAGTAAAGTCTTTAGTTTGTTCCAAAGTTTGTATAACATCGTCAATCTTTCTACGTTCTTTAGCTTCTCTAGTTACACCATTCAAATATCTATCTACTGCTGTAAGACCGTATCTCAACCCGTCGTATGGATCATCACCATTCCATTCTTTAACATCCTCTACATTACCTTTACCTTCATCATTATATACAGCAGATTGAATAGCTTCTATAACGTGAGGACAAGTGTTAAAGATTTGAAGGCGTGGTAAGATACCTTCAGGCTCATCTTCCTTAAACTGTGCTAGATAATTATTATAAGCTCGTAATCCATAATCAGCTATTATCCGACGTGCTAACTCTGCATCATATTTTGATGGGTCTACTACATATCTTTCAGGACGTGGAGTCCAACGCAGCATTTCATGTATAATTTGCTTACCATGAATTCTTGCATTATCAGCTTGATGAGGTCTAAGAAGTTTATCTGATCCCTCATAGAACTGTTGCCAGATATCTTTTTTAGTTCCACGCTTTTGCCAAGCCGATGGGTCTAGTTCGACGGACCTTAGTTGATTATTATATAATTCTGTCTGACTGAGTGCTGTAATCTCCGCTGACCATGTAGCTATGGAAGTCTTATTAATCATGTATTCTTTATATAGGAATACTTGACCAGTGGGTGAGATAGCAAACCATCCTGCCCAAGTATGTGCTTTATATCCCCAATCTATTGCTAGAACTACAGGCCACCAAGACGGAATATCAAATGGTTCTATTACATGTAGAGCAT